AGCTAACGTAGATGATGGTTCATGTATTGCTCGTGTGTATGGGTGTATGGATTCTACCTCATTAAACTTTAATCCACTTGCTAATACCGATAATGGAAGTTGTATAGCTAAAGTATTTGGTTGTATGAACCCACAATCATTAAACTTCAACCCATTAGCAAATGTAAACGATGGTTCGTGTATTGCTAGAATTTATGGATGTACTGATTCGACTTCATTTAACTATAATCCACTAGCTAATACAGATGATAGTTCATGTGTGCCTGTTATCTATGGTTGTACCAACCCATCATCTAAAAATTATAACCCATTAGCAAACACAGATGATGGTAGTTGTATCCCATTTATTTATGGTTGTACTGATTCAACTTCATTTAACTATAATCCTTTAGCTAATACTGATAATGGTACTTGTATTCCTAAAATTTATGGTTGTACTGATCCTACAGCATTTAATTATAACCCAAATGCTAACACTGAGGATTTCAGTTGTGTACCAATTGTATATGGATGTACTGATTCAACTTCAGTAAACTATGATCCATTAGCTAATACTGATAACGGAACGTGTATTACAGCAATATATGGTTGTACTGACCCAAATGCTTATAATTATAACCCAAATGCTAACGTTTCAGATACTACAGCTTGTGTATACGATGCTGGTTGTATAGATGGTCCTGGTAATCCATATTGGTTAAACGATCCATGTTATGCTTGGGTAATTGATGTAGATGAGTATTGCTGTACTAACTCCTGGGACCCAGATTGTCAAGCATTATATGATTATTGTGCTACTCAAAGTGGAACATTAGATCTTGATGAATTAGCATTCAATAATATTGTAGTATTCCCGAACCCAACTACAGGTAATCTTAATATTAAAACTAATTTAGATATTACTTATACTTTATATGATTTTACAGGTAGAGTAATAATCGAAAATTCAGATGCACAAACGATAGATATTACAACATTACCAAATGGAGTTTATTTCTTATCAATCAAACACCATGACAAAGTATTTAATAAAAGAATTGTAAAAGAAGACTAAGATGAAAAAATTACTATTACTATTATTTATCCCGTTTTCGGTTTACAGTCAAATCAACGTACAGGATCAAATTAAAAAAATTACTAAGTTCTCTACATTTTATGCTGCTTACAACGGTAATAACTCTATCTCGGATGTTATTAACTACTCAGTTACAGATGGTTTAACAACCACAACAACAGAGACCCCATTTGATTATTCAGCTGTATTTGGTATTAGAAAGATCCAGAGATTTGGATATGAACCAAACATTCAGAATAGATTTAAAAATGGTACTGAAAACTCATTCTCGGATGCAGCTACTATAGGTAGCAAATCTAAAGGATTTGAGTACTTATTTGAGTTTGATTACAGAAGACAGCAAGGTAAAGAATTTTTAAATCAAGATCATTTTGTAAGATATATTGCTGATAGGTATGTTTTTAAAGTAGAATATCTAGAAGATGGTTTTGCTGATATTGGTTATTTTGAATCCTCAGAAAGATTTAGACATAAATTTAACAGAAAATTCTCAGTTAACATTGGTGCAATGCAACGTATTTCTGAACCTTATGGTTTTGATCCTTTTGCTGATTGTATAAGACCTGATGGTAGTATTCCTTGGATGAAGATTGCTACTGATATGGGGTATAATTGGGGTCTAAATAATATCTATACTGACCCAAATGGTAATGTTGTAGCTAATAGTGCAGAAGTATTCCAAGAAGTAATTGTTCCCCAAATTCTTTCTGATTACGCCAACCAACAAAGAAATTCCTTACCTAATAAATGGGAACACTCATTAGTATTAGGTTTTGATTACTATAGATATTCTAAAAACTTTTGGTTACATTCATGGGCTAATCTTTTACCATACCACATTAATATTGAAAACGAATATAGTTACCACAAATTTAATAGTGGTCAATGGGTTGATTATTCAGGTGGTCTAATTTTTGGGTATAGATTTAATAGATCCTTAGGTATTTTTGCTGAAGGTAGATATCACCAATATTGGAACAGAAGTTGGTATGAATTTTCAACAGGTATAAATTACATTATATTATAAGATGGCTCAAAAAATAGACGAAGGAACCCAAATTACATTAGATTTAAAAACAATAGGAATTATTTTATTCTTTGTTGCTACTGTTGTTGGTATGTGGTTTTCACTTAATGCTTCAATTGATGAAGCAAAAGAATTACCTCTCCCACCAGACCCTGAAGTTACAAGAATGGAATTTGATATGAAGGATCAAATGATCCGTCAAACTATTATGACTACCCAAGGTGATGTAACTGAGATTAAAGAAGATATTAAACGTATTGAAGAAAAAATCGACCAATTAAAACGATAGCATTATGAAAAAGTTTTTATTAATAATATTCTTTTTATTAAGTACTATTGTTAAATCTCAAGTAGTTATTCTTCATTTTAATGCAGATTGGAATAAATCTAATGCTGTAGAATGGGTTGAAGACTTAGATGATTGTGATGTTGAATTTGTTGACATTGCAAAGAAACCCAAATTGCAAAAAGAATATTCTATCGTTGTAGTACCCACAATTGTAATACTTCAGTATGATGAAGAAAAGAAAAGGTATCAAGCAGATTTAAGTTTTAAATTAACAGCTACTAAAGAAGAAGTTCAAGAAATGATTGATGAACTTATATTAAGTGGGTTCTAAAACATATTTATATATGTGAATAGCAGAAAACTCTTATTAACTTTTCTACTATACCTCCTTTCATTAAGTTCTTATTCTCAACCAAGTAGTTTCCCTAATAGTTTCATTAAATCTATTGAACATGGGGTATATATTGACCACTACTTTGTTTTCCCATACACACATCTAAATTTAACTACTCAACGTAATTTTTCACTTGAAGTAGGAATGATAGACCTTCCAGAACAAATTAATTTTAGATTTAATAACGTTATACAACAACAAGCTGGAGGTTTATCGTATTTAGTTCCAAATGTAGAAGAATTTGCTGAATATAAAGGTCGTCCACGTAAAAAAGAATTTACATTTTTCGTGGGTAAAACAACCCAAAAAAATAAATTTAGGTATATTTTACAAGGAGGAACTTCTACAACCGAAGCATATGTTTTAAAGTTCTCACATTATTACCGCATACTTGGCGTTGATGGTGCCTTTATAGATTTAGGATTACACTACCAGTTAGGAGAAAAACGTCGATTTATATTCTTTGGATATAGTTGGGGAATCTTTTAATATTTATTATAAATAGTTTTAATTAAAAGTTTTTATTATGGTTAAATATATAAAAAAACATATCATGGCTTTTAAAGATATCTTTAAAGACAAAAACGACGTAAACGAAAAGAGCGTTATTGGATTTATGGCATTTGCTGTAATGGTAATATTTGCTGTAATGGATTTAGTAACTGGTTATATCGGTAAAGATTTAGTAGTTAATGAATTTATTTACGAATCATTCTTAATTATTACTCTTGGATGTTTTGGTATAGCAGGACTTGAAAAAATCTTTGGAAAAAAAGGAGAATAATTATGTGTTATACAAGAGAACAAATTGAAACTGTTGTTAAAGCAAAAGGATACAAATGGTTTACAGCTGACAACTACGATGTTAATATTGTAGGAGTTAGAAATGCTGAAACTGAAGGTAAAGTAACTAATCGATTTGATGATTGTGTTACTATTTCATATAAAGATGAAAATGGAGAATGGAATTTCCATTGTTTTGATGCAACCACTGACCCAGGCTCACATTGGGAAAAAAACATTATGAGAAAAGAAGGTGTTGCAATCTTAAAAGAAGGTCAGTATAGAGGTTCTCATATGATTGGGTTACACCAAGGAAAATATGAAGCCCTAAGACAGAAAAAACCCTTAAAAGTATATAGAGATAATGATAAAGATGGAGTATATGACTTTATTGAAGAGAACGTACATGAGGGTATCTACGGTATTAATATTCACAGAGCTACCTCTAGAGAAGGTGGTAAATCAGTTCAAGTAGATAAATGGTCTGCAGGTTGTCAAGTAATTGCTGCAAACAATGATTTTAAGTTATTAATGGAGGTTGTAAATAAGGCTGCTAAAATATGGGGCAACTCATTTACGTATACATTGATTAACTCAAATGATATTGCTTAATGAAAACTCCTTCAATCTCACTCTGTTTAGGACTTACATCAACTATGACATTTTTAGGAACTTACTTCCTCGAGCTTACTATGGGTAATGCTGAACAATACTTATCTCTTATTGCTGTAATATTCATTGATGGTTTTTTTGGTATAGCAGCTGGTATTAAAAGAGAAGGCTTTCAAACTCGTAAAGCTGTTCGTGTGCTAAAACGTGCTGTAACTTGGATTGCTATTTTAACTGTACTTTTAATGGTAGAAAAAGGATTTACAGGAACAGCTTGGCTTAGTGAAGTAGTTGTTATACCGTTCATAGTGCTACAAATAATTAGCGCCCTTAAGAATGCGTCTATGGCTGGATTTATTAAAGCAGAAGAATTAAATAAAATTTTAGACCGCATAGACAATCATAAGGGCTTTAGAAAATAAACCCCATGTGGAAAAAAATACAAGAAAGGATATTCCCTTTCATAATCGCAACCTCTGCCCTGTCAGTCTCTGCTTCGGCCGCTTTCTATTCAGTTAGCGGTCTTAGCAAACTTTTTGCTGGAGCAGCAGTTGCTGTTATTATTATGGCTACCTCTTTAGAAGTAGCAAAATTAGTAATAGCTTCTTTACTTTACCAGTATCGTAAAACAATCCCTCGTTTATTAAAATATTATCTTTCAGTTGCTGCTGTAGTGTTAGTATTAATTACATCAATGGGTATTTATGGTTTCTTATCAGCCGCTTACCAAGAAACAGCAGCTAAAGCTGGGAGTATAGATTCTCAAATAGCATTAATAGAAACTAAACGAGACAATATAAAGGAACAACTCGCGGTATACAACGAAGAAAAAACTAGTATTAACACTGCCGTGAGTGAACTAAGGTCTGGCTTATCTAACAATAAAATCCAATATAGAGACCGAGAAACAGGTCAAATTATTACTACAACCTCAAGTTCAACTCGTAGAGCGTTAGAAAAACAATTAGACCAAGCTATCTTGCGTCAAACCGAAATTAATACTAAGGTAGATGTTTTAAACGAGCAACTATTTGAATATGAAACTGAAATAGTAGAAGTAAAAACAGGTAATGATATAGCAGGTGAATTAGGACCACTTAAGTATCTTTCAGGTCTTACAGGAACACCAATGGATAAGATTATTAATATCTTATTATTAACAATTATTTTTGTATTTGATCCCCTAGCCATTGCTTTAGTAGTAGCAGCTAATTTTGCTTTTGAAAAATTACGTCCCAAAGAGAACATTTATGGAGAAAAGTTTGTAGATGGAGATTTATTTGAAGAAGGAGAGGATTGGAAAGAAGAGACTGTTCATCTTGATATAGAAGAAATTCTAAACTCAGAAGAGGAAGACAATAATTTAACTACAGACGTATCTCAAGCTCTTACAGTTAATAATAATCCGGTAATGTTTGATAAAGAAACTAATGAGTATTATTATATAGAAGATGGAGTTAAAAAACCCTATCCCCCTATAGAGGTAGATGAAAATGAATTAGTTGTAGTAGAAAGACCTCATAGAATACTTGGTAAGCAAACTATAGTAGTTCCTAGAAATCAAATTCCAAAAGGATATAAAATAAAAGATGAAGATGATTTAACAATAACATATTAAATATTTGGAGGGGCGAAAGCCCCTTCGTATATTTACCCTGTAAATGAGGTGAGAGCCTAAAATAAAGGTTATGAAACAATTAGTTAGATTTTTCAAGTGTGAGTTAACAGGTGACAAATTAGCTATCATTTGGGATGGTAAGCAAGAAATTTGTGTTACCGAAGATGAAGGATGGGATGTATATGCCTTATCAATGGCTGAA